CAATGCTTGAAGGTTCTTCAACGGCTGCCGAACAATTAAAACATAGAAATCCTAACGCAATTTACATTGTAGTTGCAGAGTGGCTTAAACTGACAGAACAGGTAAATTTAAAGAAATTCAAGGTTGTATAGGGGGTAATTAAAAAGGTATAATACTCTTAATATAAAAATGTTTAAAATTTGTGCGAAATTTATAGCGTTAAGGCGCTTTTTGAACGGTTTATAAAAACGGTAAGCAGTAATTAAAAAGGTATATTAGTTCCATTTGGTACTGTTTATCTTCCATAACTAAATATAATTGGTTCTGCTTTTGTACCATCACTGGTTAATTTATGGCTTAATTTGATTAAAATAGCCCTCTATTATCTTTTCTGTATCGGCTTCTTTTGCATTTACGTAGAAATTATTAATTGCTTCCACAAGTGACGCTAATGGAGCGTTAAAGCCTAAATATTTATCTATTTCTTTAAGAATGCTGTCTCTATAAGCTTCATAATCAAACGATTTGCCATTATAGTATTTTGATACTTCATGCTCTTTTTTATCTATGTTTTCAAAATAATAATGGTCTAAGTTCATTATTATGTATTGAAAATTCATTAAGGTATTGATATTCTGAAATAGTTTAGCCCTTTCATTATTACCTTTAAGTAACTCTAAAAGCACTTTTTTATGAACGTGACCTTCTAAGTGGAATGGTGCATCTGCATCATAAACATAGCTTTTATCTACGATTTTGGATTGATTTTTTGAAGTAATTATGCTCTCCTTATGTTCTAAATTTGATTTTGAATTGTTAGAATTAACATCTAAATCGCCGCTTAAAAGAGGCTTGTCATCTTTAAACGTAACATTGTTTTTGTGTAAATTCGTAACATTATCAAAGCGATCTTTGGCAGGATCAAAGTTTACATCAAAGAAAAAAGCCGGGTTTACGTTAAATTCTTCACAAATAGATGTTATTGTAATAAAAGTAGGATTTGATTTACCTGTTTCTATTTGTGCCAAATTAGACCTACTGACATGGATTTTCTTTGAAAAATCAGCCTGAGTCATTTTCTCATCTATTCGAATGAATTTAATTTTTTCTCCTGTAGTCATTTCTAACAAATATGTTAATTAATTTGCAAATTTAATTCACAATGATTAAAATTGTAACGTAATGCAAATCAAACTTAATAAAAACATGACAAGAAAAGAATTAAAAGAAAAAATTCCATACGGCTACATTAAGATAATAGCTTTAAAAGCCGGTGTTTCTACTCATTCTGTTTCACTTTTTTTAAGCGAAAAAACTAATAGTACAAAGGTTGAGCTAGCAGCCTTAGAAGTTGTTAGTGACCTTGAACAAAAGAAAAGAACATTCATTAATCAAATCGTCTAGAGATGCAAAGGTTTGGATATAAGGATGCTTTAGCTTCACTAGAAGATTTATTAGATTTTAATCATTTAATCGAAAATGAAAAAGAGAATATTCGTGTTCATAGGAATAGGAATAAGGGAATATACTGGGTTAAAGAGCCTAAAACAGGACTTTATATTTGGTCAACTATTCCCGAAAGATTCATTAAAAAATATAACCTTCCAAATGTTGAAAAAGTAATTGACTTATGTAAACTACAACAATCATTAGAAATTGAGAATACTAAAAACCTAGAAATACAAAATGCAGAAATAGAAATTAGAAATGCTCTTAGGTATGCTTTTGAAAGTGATTTCTCTAAATTTTGCCCGAAATATCACACTCATTATCCTAACAATCCTGATAAGGTAATTGAACTTGCTAAGCTTCATTCGGTATATAATTGCTGTTTAATCCTTAGAAAAGTGCATACAATTGCCCTGACGTATGGGGGGTATATGCAAACTTTAGGCTCAAATGCACCAATAAAAACCGAATTTAAATTTGGAAGAAAGCTTAAAGAACAAGCTTTAAACGGCATTTGTCTAGTCCATAAGAGTGCAAAAAAGCCCCGAAAATACCTTGTAAAATTAACTGATTGGCATATTGCAAAAATTGAATTCTATTATTCACATGGAGCTCAATATACACATGAGCAAATTCATGATTTATTAACTCATGATTCTAAGCTCAATAAAAAAGAAATCGTTTCCTTTCATACTGTTAGTAAATACTTATCTAAAATAGAGGTTAAAAACCGCTTATCAATTTATAGAAACCCCGAATACTGGAAAAAAGAAATTAAGCCGTTTACAAGAAGAGAAAAACCCAATTATGCCTTTGATTTATGGTATGCTGATGGTTCGCCAATACAAATTACCAGTTGGAATAAGAACCACACCAAAGTAACAAGGCTAAATCTATTTATAGTTATTGATGTAAAAAGCTTAAAAATAGTAGGTTTTGATGTTTCTGAACAGGAAGATAGATACAATTGGTTTGCAGCCCTTAAGATGGCTGTTTCGCTATCACAGGCTGCACCGTTTGAATTAATGTATGATAATGCAAGTGCAACTAAAACAAATGAGTTTAAAACCATTAAAAACGATTTTTTAATACGTGGCACTCAATTCAGTAATACCACGAAAGCAGAACCGCAACAAAAAGCAGATGTAGAACGCACTATACAAACTTTACAAAGCTTTATGCGAATGATTGACGGCTTTATAGGTGAAGGAATTAGGAGTAAAAGAGAAAATGGTAGAATAGATGCAGAACATCTAAGCAAAATAGCGAAGAAAAACGGCTTTTATAGTTATGAAAGTATGGTTTTGATTATCACTGATTTAATATCTATCTATAATTCTAAGCAAAAAAGAGGTAGAAGGTCTCCTAATCAAATATTTACCGATAGTGAAAAACCAAATGCAGTTAAATTAAATGCTGCGGATATTGCTATGCTATTTTGGCATCATAAAATATTAAAGGTAAGGCGTAGTGAAATAACCTTTGAAATCCGTAAGAATCCTTATTACTACAATATCTACAATCATGAATTGGCTTTACAACTGGATGGAACAGAGGTGAAAGTTTATTATGATGAAAATGACCTTTCCAAAATTCACATTTTCAAACTTAATAACGAATACCTAGGCGAAATAAAACAGAAAGTTAAGATAGTTTCAGCAAAAGCAAATCAAACTGAAAACGATGTTCTCGAGATTATTAAGCAAACTAAACATCATGAAAATAAAGCCAAAGTAGCTAAACAAATTACCAAAAGCATTATAGAAAAAGGGATGATGGATGATGAAGAAGGATTTTTACAACAAAGCAACCCTTATATAATCGCAAAAGCAGATTTGAACGATGCAGAAAGTAAAGCGATGATAAACTACGTGTATGAGAATGCAGGATTAGACTTATCTAAAGTTGAAGATTACAAGCCTTTTGAAGTTGAGAATATTATTTCAAAACAGGTTAGCAAAAGTTCTTTAGAGCAAAGGCATAGTAAAAAACACTTAAAACCGGCAACACTGGAAATAGTAAGCAAAAGATAGAAAGCTGTTAAGCCTGACCGCTTAACAGCTAATTAAACAGTTTTTAAATACCATTTAAATTAAATCAATCAAATATGCAAAAAGAAAATTTAATACAGCAAGCCAAAGAATTGATAAATGAGTTTGCAGCGCAAAAAGACCTTAGCAAAAACAAATTAGCTAAAAAGCCAAATGTTTCAAGTGCTATACTAAGTTTCATTGAAAACGGACAATGTGAAAGTGTATCGGAAGATATGCTTCTAAAAATCATAAATGAGTTAAAGCCTAAATCGGCTTTTAACATTATGGGGACTTCAAATTACAACGCAATACAAAGCATTTGTAAAAGCACACAATTAGCAAGTCACATGAATGCGATAATAGGTTTTACAGGTGCAGGAAAATCAACTGCCTTGTATGATTATTATAGAAACGGTGGTAATGTTTATTACATAGAGTGTAAAAATTCAATGAATAGAAAGCAGTTTTTACATGCTGTTTTAGCTGAAATGGGAATTAATTATTTAGGTTCTGTTTACGATATGGTAAAGCAAATTTGCGACTATTTAAATACGCAAAATAAACCGCTTCTAATTATTGATGAAGCTGGTAAAGTATCAACAAACATTTTATTAGACCTACATGATATTAGAAATTCCACCTTTCATAATGCAGGAATTATTATGGCTGGGTGTGAATACTTTCAAAGAGATGTACAAAAAGCAGTCAATAAAGAGAAAATCGGTTATCCTGAATTTCATAGTAGGGTTGTAAACTGGAATATCTTAAACAGACCTACTAAAGCCGAAATAGCGGCTATCTGTAAAGCAAATGGAATTAGTGATGAAGATTTAATAAAGGATTTTCAAAAGCTACCAAATTACAGACTCTTATACAATGCAATAACAAACGAGGAGGTATTATCATGACAAAAACTTATGAAGTAGTAAGAGCTGAAACGCTATATGTAGAAAGATTTATGACAGGAATTGGTATTTCTGAAGAGTTAGATGTTTCACTTACTAATGTTTATAGATGGATTAGAAAATATGGTTGGAAAGCAAAAAGGGATGATAGATTAAGAATGATAAAAGAACTTGGGTATAGTTTAGAGGAGTTCCAAAAATTTGTTGATAAGAACGAGCCTGAACTATCAAAAAGTGTGAAAAGAGCAATACGTAAATATAAAAAATCAAAAATCAGATGAAATACATTACAAACCCACAATTAGCAAAATTACATGTGCTATTAACCAATCTTGGAATAATAGACCAAAAGCAACATATGGTATATAATATTTCCGATGGTAGAACAACTAGCAGCAAAGAATTATCATTTGACGAAGCTAGAACGCTTATCATGAACCTAAGCCAGTACGACCCACGAGAGCGCACCAAATCGGTTATTTTCTCATTGGCATACAAAGCTGGTATAATTTACGGTGAAAGCGATACAGACAAGAAAATGAACACTGCAAAGCTTAACGGTTTTATAAGAGACCGTGGAGCGGTTAAAAAGGATTTAAACGAAATGAACCAACAAGAACTGAATAAAATACATAGGCAATTTGAAGCAATTCTTAGAAATACCCAAAACAGCAAAGACAAAAAATCGGCAGATTCAATTGTATCAGATTTATTAAACGACTTAAATATTATAACATCATAAAAATGGAAGCAGTAAATGTAAATGATAAAATCATAAAGGATTTTGAAAAAATGATTGACTTAGTTGGAATTGAATACGTACATGAGTCCTTACTAGAGGTGTATTTCGATTACTCGCAATTATTAATGAAAAGCGAAGGTTTGTTTTGTGAAGGTGCAAGTGATAGATTATATAATCTATCAAGCTTAATAAAGGTACTAGACGGTAAATTTTAATTAAAAGGCAATAAACACCTTTCAAACATAGGGGGGTATATGCAAAATGAAACTATAAAAACAGCCTTAACAACATAATTAACATGGAAAATCAAAGAAAAAATAAGTTATCGGAAAAAAGAAATAAAATAATCTACCAAGAATTTGAAAAGCTATTTAATAATGATGGGTTAAGGATGGATGTAATCTACAGTAAGCTATCAGAAAAATGGTTTCTATCGACCGCCATGATTGGTAGAATAGTAGTAGCACAAGCTAAGATAATAAGGGAGCAAAAAGAGGCTCAAAACAAAGAGACAATAAATTAAATATTCACAATTAAATAAAATCAAGTTATGCCAAAGAGCACTAAAAAATTTGTACTAAGTAACAGCAATTTAAATTCACATGGATTTAGAATGTTGACCAGCGGAGCGGATTTATCCGACTTTATGCGAAATCCAATTATGTATTGGATGCACATTTATCCCGAGCCTGAAAAACCTAATGGTTTACTTCCAATTGGTTTTTGGGATGAAATCAAAATTGAAGGGGATAACATAACAGCAATTCCAAATTTTGACGATTCAGACGAATTTGCAATGAAAATTTATCAAAAGGTTGAACACGGAACTTTAAGAGCTTGCAGTGTTGGTGCTTTTCCTTTAGAAACTTCTGAAACGGACAAAGTACCAGGACAAACTAAACCGACTTATAAAAGGTGGCAGCTAAAGGAAGCTTCAATAGTTGATAGAGGCTCTAATACTGATGCAGTTGTAACGCTTAACGCAAAGCGTGGTTTGCTTACTATATTATCAGAAAGTTCTGTAAGCGGTTTGATGCCAGCGTTAAACGAAAATGCTTACAACCAAAAAACGGTAGATATTTTAAATAATGCTCTTTCAGTTGGCAAAATAAACAATGAAGAGGCTGAAATCTACCTTAAAATGGTTACTGATGAAAATAGCCTAAAAGTAATTGTAGATATGATTAATATCAAACCTATTGACGTTAAAAAGCTTGAAGGTCTTTACAGTAAGGATATTTTAAGAAAATCACAACTAAGCTTTGATGAAATCAAAATGAAAGAACCGGGAGGCACTGAACCGCTTCAAAGGCTTGCACCCGAAATCTATAAATCAAAATTTATGGAAAGGCATGGAAGACTGCCACAAGTAGTATAATCAATTAAATTTAAATAAATATAGAAATGAAAAATCAAGAATTAGAATTAAAAGGCGAATTAAATGCAGCCGAAATCGAAGTGTTAAAGAAAAAACATCCAACAGGTGTTTATGAGCTTAAATGTGAAAACTTGGTAGGCTATGTAAGAAAACCAACCAGAGAGGAAATGAAATACGCTTTAACCTTCGCTACACAGAACGATCCTTTAGGAATGGCAGAAGCTTTATTGGAAAGCATTTGGATAGGAGGTGAATCTGAATTGATACAAAATGACGATTATTTTTATTCTGTTGCCTCACAGGTTCAATCTTTAGTTGAGCTAAAAACAGTTGAGCTAAAAAAGTTTTAGACGAGACATCGGGAGAAATGGAAAGTAACTGGATAGGGTACATTGACACCCTATTCAGTTATTATTTACCGGGTGTGGATGTTTCGTCATTAAGTGATAAACGCTGGGTAGAAATGTATAAGCAATTAATGAATATAAGAAAAATGGAAAGGAGTTCAGGAAATGAGTAACCTAGTTGAATTTATAGTTAAAATAAGGGATATGGCTAGCAGTCCAATGATGAAGATTGCTAACACAGGAAATAGTTCCTTCACTAAACTAGAACAGGTTTTAAATAAGGTTACTGGTAAAATGGGTAATCTTAAAATGTCCATTAAGGATATAGACAAAAAATTAAGTGATTTGAGTAAAAGCCGTGAAATCAGTTTAGATGGTAGGCAAATCAGACGAATTAATAGGGAAATGGGAGACCTTGAAAAGAAGCGCAACAGATTGACTAACGGTAATGGATCGGCGGGCGGTATTGGAGGTTTAATAAAGCAAGGTATAGCAATTGCAGGTATTGGAAGTATCGCAGCTATGGGTATGGGTTTGATGAAAGGTGGTATGGAGCGTGAGATGAATACAAAATCCTTTGAAGTACTTGCAGGAAAAAAAGCAGGTGGCCAATTAGCTGGTAACGTAACAAAATTTGCCTCTGATACTATTTACGGAAATGAGGTTTTTGATAATGCAAAAACTATGTTGGGTTTTGGCATCGATGTTAAAAATATTATGCCTGCAATGCGAATGATTGGCGATGTAGCAATGGGAAGTGCCGATAAAATGAAATCCTTAACCCTGGCATTTAGTCAAAGTTCCTCAACGGGTCGTTTAATGGGTCAAGATTTATTGCAATTTGTAAACGCCGGGTTTAATCCTTTGTTTGAAATTTCTAAAATGACAGGCGAATCAATGGCAACATTGAATGATAAGATGGAAAAAGGACAAATACCTTTTTCTATGGTGGCTAAGGCATTTGAACACGCTACAGGAAAAGGTGGTAAGTTTCATGACATGATGAATCAATTAGCGCAAACACCAACAGGTAAGTGGAATGCTTTTACTGGAAATTTATCTACTATGGCAGCAACATTGGGTCAATCTCTTTTGCCTGTTTTGGGGGCTTTTGTTGATGGGATGAATTGGATTTTAGAAAGACCTGCGGTTTTTGCATCATTCGCAACAGGAATTGGACTGCTAGTAGTTGCTTGGCAAGGATACTCTATTTACGCATCATTAGCAGCACTTGCAACATCAGGTATAAGTTTGGGGTTAATTGCAATTGTTGCTTTAGGGGCGATTCTCTTTGCTGCATTAGTTGGTGGGATAGTTTATGCTTGGAATCATTTCGAGGGCTTTAGGAAAGTTGTAATGGGTTTATGGGAAACTTTTAAGCAAGTTTTTAATAATATCTCAAATCTTTTTAAAGTTGTTTTTTCTCCAATTGGTGAAGCAATTAGTGCGATACTAAATGGTGATTGGAAAAAGGCAGCAGTTTCTTTACTGAAAATGAACCCGGTTGCTATTGCATCTAGAGCGATTGAATTTACAGCAAAAGGAGGATTGACAGAAGGCTTAACTACTGCTTATAAAAAAGGCACTGCTATGGGAGCTCAATCTTTCAAGAATTATAAAGAGAAAAAAGAATTAACTCCTCTAGATGCTTTTAAGGGGTCTGAAACTTCAAGTAGTACAAAAGGCTCATTACACAATTCATTATCTGAAACTAATAAGGGGATAACATCAGGAGGTGTTAAAAACCTTACAATCAATATCGGGAAGATGAATGAAAATATAGTAGTAAAGACGACCAATTTAACTGAAGGAATTAAGGATATTGAAGATAAAATATCGGAGATGTTTTTAAGAATAGTTAATAGTGGTGCGGCTGTTATGGATTAATAAGCCAATAAATAAACAATCATTTAAAAACAATTTAATTACCATTTAACAAATAAAAATTATGGAACCAGTATTAATAATTACAGATACAGAAAGAATACAAGCAGAAAAAGATTTATGTGATGCCTCGGTAGTATTTATTCAGGGCTTTTACGACCTAATTGCAGCCCTTGGAATAACTTTTACAATCGAGGAGCTAGTAGCAAACGCTTCAGCAATAATTAACCCTGGTCATCGAACGGGACAAATGTTAGAAAGAAACATAAAAGAGAAATTATTAGCAAAAGTTTCTGGAGCTAACTTTAATGGAGTGCCATTAAGTGAAGATGCCTTAGAAAAATTAATTGCACAACCCGATGTTTCGCACCTTTATAGTTATGTAAGACAGAATTATCCAAAATTTTACGTTGCTGATCGGATTGGTATAACACCAAGTTTTTTAGAATTAAACGATGGTGTAATAAATAAAAAAGCAACTGCATTTACTACAATTGAGGCACTTTACACTTATTACACAAAGAATGATAAAGGAGCGGAATTAGCAACTTTAATGTTTTTAGTTTGTGATAAGTTAAACGAGTATGAAACTTATCTTGAAACAAATAAAAATCATGTTTCTTACAGATCAGTTAAAGAAGTAAAGGGCATTGATTATATTAACTATGTATATCGTCCAAATTTACAATTTATAAGGGATGTTGAAAATTTATATTCCGATTATGTTGTAGTTTAGATTTCCTGTTAATTCTGACAATTAAAAGGCAGCCGTTTGGTTGCCTTTTTTTGTTTTAGAATTTTTCCAAATTGTTTTACATTTTGCCTTTTTTGCTTTTTAAAAAGTTGTTTTGCAAACTTTAATAAGTTTCTTATACTCAAAATAGTATGTTTACTAATCGTGTTAATGTTTATTTTTTTTTGAATTTTCATAAGTGCTGGTGTTGCATATTAACCAGCACTTATTTTTTTAAAATATAAAATGTCAAGAGGTCAAAATTCTTTATTCACTTCACTTTTTCCTTCATCAATTCAAAGTGATTCCAATAATCAAGGAAAACGAAATGTACTTATAGAAAAAAGAGATGAAGCATTAATTTGTAGGTATTATTATCATGCAGAAATAAAAAGAACTAGATATGATGATTGTTTATCAAGCTTGGAAAAAGAGTTTTTTATAACAGCAGGAGTAATTACACAAAGGATAACATTAAATCTTGATACCTTAAAAAAGATAGTTGAACAAAAAGCAAGTGCCTATCAACTCAAAAAACAGTTTCCTCATTTTGATTGGAACTAATCAAATTGTAATTTTCTTATAAAATTTCTGATATTTGAACTATTAAATTTTAATGTCTATAGCCTAGCATTTATGATGCTAGTGAGTTATAGTAACATTTCTATTTATTAAAGCCGTTAGGGGTTATAGTTTACCATTTATGATGGTAGTATTATAGTTGTTAACGGTTTTTTAATGCTAAAGCCACGGGAATGCTCGCAAGGCTACTGTCCGAGTTTTAGGGAAACCGTTAAGGTTCACGTGTAGCATCCTTTGACAGCTAGCATGTGAGGGCTTTAACGGTTTTTTTAATGCTTTTTAAAGCATCTTATATTGGTTAAAAAATTAATTACTGGTTTTTCCTTACAATATGATATTACCATTTGTACAACTGTTTTTTATTTAATTACTCTAATTTTAGTTTTTTAACTTTTTCACATTTAAGAAGTGTAAATGAGGTTAATTTTTCAATAGAAGCATATCAAAAACACAAATTGCATCCCAATTAAAGTAATAATAAATTTTTCGAATAAATATTCTTACAATAATTACACCTTTTAAAAGATTATTTAACATCAATATTTGCTGTAAAACCGTGTTTAAATTCAATTATAAGTAAGGGAATAAATAGGTTAGACAAATAGGCATGTTTACTTTATTTAAATAGTCTAAAAGGGTCTTTTTTCCTTTGTTTAGGTTCTATTATATTAGAAAGCTAAAGGAATAAACTAAAGAAAACATAAAAATTGAGCTATCAATAATTGATAATATAATTAATAATACTCAATCAAAAAAACATTAATTTTTGATTTGAAAAAGTGCTATTATTGCTTGATTTTTATAAAGTGGTTAATAAATAAAACATACCTTTTTAATTGCTTTTTTAATGAAAATATAGTCATTTATAAGTTATTTTTAACCGCTTTTATTATACTTTTTTATATACTGTTAATTTTACCTTTTAAAATCCGTTTTATAGTTGACCAAATCTATGTTTTGAGAAAACAAAAAAATACTGACAGAGAATATCGTTACGCTGACACATATAAGAAAAACCCAATTTTTGAAGATGTTGTTCAACACCTTTTTGACACAGTTCGCAAT